AGCCGCAGACATCTTGCCCTTGGCGATGTTTTTGCCGTGCCGTGCTTTAAATGATTTGCGCTTGGCCTTCATGGTGTCGGACTCCCCGGCTTTGGGCTTTCCAGCCGTGCCAGAAACTTCCCCAACTCGCTTGCCCTGCTGACCAAAGCGGATAACCTTTTCTTTCCCGCCCTCGCACGCCTTTACAATATGCGACTTTTTGGGATGGTCAGGCGTAGACCTGGGTTTATTGCAAGCCATGTCCTTTTTGGAGACAGGTTTCCTAGCCATGGTTTACCCGTAGATAAGGATCATTGAAGTTGTATTAGTGACGGTACCGTGCAAATCAGAATCGCACAAAATACCCTCACCCGGCATTGGAATAATGGTGTATCCAGCAGTATTATTCGCTGCCGTATTGATCGTGGCAAGAATTTTGCCAGACGCACCGCCCTCTCGAATAACTACGGAACCAGCGGTTCCACCGTTGATTGCATAGATTGTTTTAATCCTTGCACGCTGGATGTCGTTATCATTTTGATCTTTAAACGCACCCGTCGCCGTCAGCGGTTTTGTCGCTAGTACATCATATTGCATTGTTGCCATTTGTACTCTCCGAGTCTACGGCTTCTAACTTAGTAATGCGGGCTTTTAGTTCCGCATTTTCTTTTGCTAGGGCCGCTGCAATTCCCATAACATGATCTCTTTGGTTTTCCAAAAGCCCAAGCATAACTTGGACCTCTGGGTCTTTATGAGTCAACATTAAGACTGGGTTCCAACAACCACCCAGGTTGGATTGCTGATTGCGCCGGTATTGATGTAAAGCACACCAGCAGTCGAATCAACATACAGAGAACCCGTACCAGCAAAGTCGTCACCCGTGGTGCCGTTAACCGGAGCGCCTGCGTTAACCATGACCACAACATCATCTTCCATGCGGATATTGGCTTTGGTGTAAGGAATAACGCTGGAAGGACCGCCACCGTCAAGAACCGGATCTTGCATCTTCAGGTCAATACCAAACTCAAAACCAGAACCACCTGTGGTTTGGGCCATTGCAACGCCAAAAGCTGCACGGCAAGTCGTCACACCAGAGTCACCAGCCATGAACGCCATCACAGCGGCATCGCCAGACAGGGTATTGGTATTGATGATACCCATCACACCAGCCATCAGGCCGTTGTTAGAGTAAGTACCGATTACCGCGAAGTTACCAACGACACCAGCCATGTGGTTGAAGTTGGTCGAGGGGAGTGTTGCAAACGGGGCACCGGTTTGGGTGCGACCGAACATGCCGTAAGCCTCACCGGGGGTTGCAAAGGCACTCGAACCAAACCCAACAGTAGGCTCAACTCTGGAATAGAAACCGTAAGCGCCGGTGCCTTGGTTAACTTCAACAACCTCACCAGCATTGATCGTGGTGGGGGTTACTGGATTTTGTGGGTCAGCGTTGCCGCCCTGATACCCAGATCTAACTGGGCCAGAAAAAGTAGTACGTGCCATGACGTTCCTTTCGTGTAGTAGCACATCCTCACACCGTCTCTACTAAGTCTGCTAGGTCAGTCGGTATGAGTAAAAATTCCTAGGTATACGTTAGTTTAAACGAGTTACAACAAAAAAGGGAGCCCGAAAGCTCCCTTTTTCTTGCCGTTTAAGCAGCGCCCGGCGAACCGAACATGCCCAAAGGATCGGAAAATCCAAAGCTGTAACGCTCACGAGCCTTGTATCGGACGTTGCCGGTGTCGAAGTCACCGTCCATCGTCTGGGACAAAGGCGCACGAACAAAGTGCTTCAGACCATTAGGAACATCGGTCTTTAAGAACCATGCATCCGTATCCGTCAGGTAGTGGTTTACACCATAACCCTCAGGAATCGCACCCATAGAGCGGATCGCATTGGTGTCATTGTCAGCCGTTCCTGTGCGGAGTTCTGTCTCCAGCAAACGGGTGGCAATAAACATCAATGAAGGAGGAATGATCAGCTTGCGGGGTCTGGCGGCAATAAGAAGACCACGCTCATCCGTCCAGGCAGCGATTTGAATGATGGCGGCTTCCAAGGAAGTCTCATTCAAGTCAGCAGGGGTGCTGGGCTCGTTGGAGTTAACACCACCGGATACCAGAGGATGCTGGGTGTCAAAAAGAGGCTTGCCGTCACCGCCCGGGAAAGAGGTGCTAAATCCGTTATTCAGGATGTTAGCGGCCTTAACCTGCTTGGTGTTAGCCATGGAACGAGCCAAAGACTTGGTATAACGAGCCGACAGACTGCCGTAGAGGTTGTCCTCCATAGCTTCTTCGGTAATCGCAAAGCCAAGGGCAATGGTTTCATGGTTGTAGCGGGCCGTCCAGGCTTCTTGCGCATTGTCATAGGCAATGGAAGCGCCTTCACCCTTGACAGGTGCAGAGCCAAAGCCAGACAGCTTGGTCTCTTCTTCAAAGGAACGCTCGGAGGTCTCGGTCTCAAAGATCGCTTTATGCTCTTCTTCGTAACGCTTGTACTCATTACCAAACAGAGCATTAAGACCCGGCAGGAGTTCCTTAAGTAGTTGGGAACGTGAAATAGCCATTTTTGATTACTCCTTATACGCCGAGCGGGTTGTTGTAAGAATGAACACCCACGTTGAGCTTAACAATAAACTCAGGGTAATCATCCGACTCAGTTCCACCAACTACGTCAACGATGCGAACAGCAAGCGTTGTGGTCGTAGCCAAGGAACCACCGTTAGTACCAACCACAAGGTTCACACCAGAATTACCAGTAGTCGTGCTACCAGCGGTGCCAAAACCAAGGGCTGCGTTTTTGCCGATTGCGCCGGGGAACCCGGAGCCATCCGTTCCACTGTTGAACGTACCGAGAGCTTCTGTGCCTTGAACTTGGAGCAGTGCATCGGGATCGTCCATCACACGAACGTAGACATCGCTTGCACCACCGGTAATGAGGTTGGCAGGCAAGAATTGACGGTACTGGATAATGCCAGTTGAGTCCGTGTATCGAGCGCCAACGCACACACCGACAATACCTGCTGTGGCGTTAGTTGCATTGGGGATGTCAATAGCAACCGGGCTGGAACCGACTGCGGAGGGAAGACCCGCCGTACTCAGAACAACCAAGTCACCATTAAAGATAGCGGCACTGTTATTGGTAGCAACTTTGTACTCCCGAATAACGCCGCCGTTAAAGGCTTGACCACCGATCAGGTTGATCGGTCGAAGCCCAAAGGGGGAAGCGACTGAAGCCATTTTTAACTCCTAGTTAACCCCTACCTCGTGTCGTGGTCGATTTACGCTCACTAAACAAAGGCATACGGGGATCATTTTCTCGCATCAGGTTATTATCGACCGCATCCGATTGAGCTTGTGTCATGCGCCGGTAGTGTTCATTGCGGTCAATAACAAACTCGGTTGGGATTTTGCTCAACATTAACCCACCAATTTCTACATTCCCAGAGTTTTTACCAAAGATCGTGATTTCCGGGTGGTCCTCAAGACGAACTGGTTCATAACCTTCTGAGCGTTTAGATGTGACATTCCGGTCATCAGTCTCGCCTTTGGAGGAGACACGAATCCAACGATAAGAATATCCATCTTCTTTAACTGGATCAGGCAGCAGAGACGGGGGTCTCCATCGACGCTGAGTTTCTTGGCGTGTTTCTAATTCACGAGGTGTGCGATTTGACATTTCTTACTCCTTGTTCTGATTTAAAAGACCAACTTGCTTGACATAATCATCCAGGGAAACTCCTAGAATCTTAGCCATTGCTTGCGCCGATTTCGTCACCTTGATCTTTGAAGACCCGGACGATCTTGACGCTGATGCAACAACGCTGGCAGGTCGTTTAGACTCGAACTTGTGAGGAAATGACTCACGTACCTTGGCATCTAAATGCTCAAAATACGCTTCGCTTCCTGCTTTATAACCTTGGGCGACCAATTGGTCGTGAATACTAAAAGCGGCGCTTCTCATTACTGGGTCGCTATCAAACCATTGGTTCTCTGCGGCCCACCGGCGAGTGCGATCATCCGGTACTACTTTCGGCATTTGTACAGGAATATTTTCCTGTTGTAAAGGGGCGTTATAAACAGGACGGTAAGCTTCGACATCTCGCTGATCAGCAATGTATCGAGCCAAACTCTTTTGGGCTTCCAACATTTTGTCAGAATCGCCCGCTTCGTAAGCCTCTTTATAATCCCTTTCTGCCTGGGATATTTGAGCAGAAACCTTGTCCTTCTTGGATTCGACTAAGATTTTCTCGCCACTGGATAATTGTTCTTGAAGCTTTCGATTTTGCTCTGCAACAGATTGTGCAAACCGAATAGCTTCTTCTCGCTCACGGGCTAACTGCTCTTTTGCCCGTCTTTCGTCGTGATACGCCCGGCGAACTTCTCGAATCCGGTGTTGAACATTTGCGCTGTATTGAGAAATTTCCTCATCGCTGATCTCAGCTTTGGCGGGGTCAATTGGATCACCCTTGTCTCGATCTGCTTCTGGGGTGTCATCGACGATCTCGATGTCTTCTTCGAGTTCGTATTCCTGATCTTTGTTTTCATTTTCTGGCATGTTTAAACTCCTTTAGGCACGCATAATCCCACGTGGGTCGGCAACGACTGCTTCAACCATGTCGTCGTTAATAAGGCGAAACTCCTGCTCCCCGGCTTCAGCATGAATCTTGAAGCGGGTTCCCGAGTACGAGCGCATCATGATGTAGTCACCTTCTTGGCACCAAGGCCCATCGGGAAACTTATCCATGTCGCCATAGGCTAAAGAGCCCAGCTTGACCACTAAACCAACAACAGAAGCGGTTTCTTCTTTTTTAGCGTGATGCTCGGGGCGAATTAAAACGGAGTTTTCATAGTTTTTCTCAAGCTTTGGAATAGCAATGAGAATTTTGTAGCCCTTTGGGACGGGCATTAATTCTTCAGTCATCAGGCAAATCCTTTAAGATTCGAATAACACGTTGTAAACCACGTATCTCCCCAACGATTTCCCTGTACGACGGGTAATCGGCGGCGGGGCTAAACGCAATGGCGTCAATTAGAGCTTTTTGCTCATTGACGATTTCCGTCTCCAGAAATTCCTTTAAGTCCAAGCTTTACTCCTTCGATGTACTGTTCATTGGCGATGCTGGTTTTGTCTGCTTCGACCTTTGAACTAATTTGGGCACCGGCAATCTCTGCCTGTGTATCAATGCGCTTGTTCTCTGTGGCGACTTTGGCCTGGGCCTCCATCGTTTTAAGCTCAAATTCCTTAACTTCGAGCGCAGCGTTGTGTTTAAACTCGGCTTCCCTAAGCTCCTGTTGACGCATTTGAAGCTGAAGCAAGGGATCTTGCGCCTGCTGCTGGGCTTTTTGCTGTTGAACCTCTGCCTGATCTTTCTGGAGAAGCTTTTCTGCCGCCATTGCCACGGATCTGGACAATTCGACCTCCACTTCCTCTGGAAGTCGCTCGTCTTCGGGCGGCAAAGTAACGCCAAGCATCTTTTCAATCTCAATTCGGTACTGAAAGGCGGTGTGTTCAGCAATATGGGCCTGCAATGCCGCCTGCATCATCTGCGCATTGGGGTTTTGACCAATAATGGCTTGCAGTTTAGGGTCCTGCATGGCAGTCATATGGACTTTTAAATGGGCTTCGTGATCCTGATAGAGAAAAGCTTTCACAGGCTTGCTGTTGAGGATGTCCATGTTCTCCGAAACCGGGTCTCGGGGCTTCATATCGTCTTCAAGCGGCACGATCTTGTCCACATTCTTGATGCCCAAAGCCTCTAGCATCTCCCTGTGTAGGTACGGAAGGTCATAAATCTGGGGCGCACCCTGTGAAAGTTGCAATGCAGCCTGATAAGTCACAACCTTCTGGGCCATGGTGGACGCATTGGGGTCCGAAACGGGGATAACATCGACGGAGTCGTAGTCCGACTGCTTAATAACTGGGCTTTCGCCCGTGTCATAGCTGTAAATGGGCGGGGTGTAGTCCCGAATAATGGCGGCAAGAAGCTTAAATTCCTGCTTCATGGACGCATGGAGCCGTGCTTGAACAGCCGACATCACCTTCAGGTTGCGTTCAAGGATGGCAAGCGTTGTGCCGACCGGGGCTTGGGCCGACATATCGGCAATCTTGAGGTCTGCAACAGAAGCAAACCGCCTGCCCTCATCCACAATGGTATTGAGAAGCGAATAAAGGGTGGCAGATGGCTCTTTGTACGGCAAGGGAACAATCGAATCCTTGATTGTTGCGCCCGTCACATCAACATCTCGCCATTCGCCCGGAGCAATCGGGGTGTCATCGCCCTTAACACGGAGGTCTTTGGACTTAAACCCGCCCGGCAGGTTTGAAACGGTGCCCGCATCGACCAACTGCCTGAGGATTGAGGTGGCAGACTCCGCAAATCCACCGGCTAGGTGGGTCAAACCAAAGCCATAAAAGCCAAATCCAATGATGTAGGGGTAGTGGACGAAGTGCTGACGGCGTTTTTTAAGAGGATCGTCTTCAATGTAATTGCGTCGAATGGCTAGAATCTCGCCGGTGGACAGCATGGTGACAACATAAGGCAGGCCAATTTGGGTGGTATTGCCCTTGTCATCCTTGTCTTCATAGCCCGCTAGGTCATACTCAAGCTGTGCCTCATACAGGGTGTATCGGTCATCCTTAATGACATCAATGCCGGTTTCTTCATTCTTTTGCTTTTGAATATCGCTGGTAATGACATCAGGATCTGGCAAATCAATGTCCATGTAAAAACCGCTGGCGATAAGCTTTTTAAGCTCGTTCTCGGTCTTTTTCATGCGATGGGTCACACGGGGCGCTGACAATAAATCGGTCGCACCGTAGGAAACAATGACATCCTCGGCGGGAACAAACATCGCTACGGGGCGGTTTTGGATGGGATCGAAGTAAATCTTTTTAAATGCCGAGCCAGCAATGGGCATATGCCACAAAAGACGCTCATGCTCGTTACGATAATCGGGCATCTTTTCGGTGAGGGTGTAGTTCATGTCCTCACGAACACGATCTGCTGCCTCTTCTTTTTCCCGAGTGACTTTGCCAATTAGCTTGGTCTT